CTATATGCTAGTTCACTTTTAGGTCTATCCATACCGTCTTGAACTGGTTTAAAGAAGAATGGGTAGTTAACACTAATCGGGACGACTTTATCAGTGAACATCTTTTTAGCATCCCAACCACTCTTAGATAATATACCATATCTAGCATCACTAGATATTGTGGCTAAATTAACTGCTTCGGCTGATGACATAAAAGAGAATCCAGATCGTCTGTTCTTAAGATAACATATCCCATAACACCTTTTATCAACTTTACATGCCTCCCAAAATATATAGAACAATCTATTTGCTTCTCTAAAATCTGGAGCGCCTACGTCAATTTTACTCCATTGTAAATACATATAGTGCGTACCAGTTATCCAGGTTGGTTTACCATTGTTTATAAACCAAAATCCCTCTTCCCTTCTTTGGAACTCTTGATCTATATAATCGTACCATTTTTCTTTTTGATCTTCCGGATAACTTCTCCAATCAAATATATTCTTAATACGACTAAGTTCATTAGGGTACTCTTGCTTCACCCATTTGTTCTTTTTGTGTTTATATATCTCTTTAGGAGATTTAGGTAGCGCTATAATTAAATCTTGTATTTGTATTATTTCACCGATAACACCGTTTTGAGATAATACAATTAAATCATGTTCTTTGTTGTAACCATACTTCCACTTCTTACCTCGATTCATTCGAGTTACGGTAGTTCTTTTTATAGGTTCTACCGTCTTAACTAATGTTTGCTTATACATTACTTAGATCTACCTTCTGCGAATCCCTTAAAGACTTTTTCTTTTCTATCTTCAGGTACCTTACCCTCAAGTAAATTTTCTTCTTCTTGAATTCTACTAAGTATTTCGAACGCGTCAAATATAGCTAGTTTTTTAGTAGCTGCGGCATTCTTTAATCTATCAGCAGTGATATCATCTCCAGAATCAACAATAGGTTCTTTAGCTACCTTAATTAATTCTTCAACTGCCTTGTGCCCAGCTTGGATTATACTCTTCTTCGTTTCCTTGATATTCATATTTAATTGTAATAAATTGTGTCATAACTCTATATAATCTCTTACCATCGATTATAAATTCATAAGTAGAGAAAGGTGTAAATCCTACTAAATCTCCTTCTTTGAAACTACCGTCAGTATATATTATTTTACCCATACAAGGTTTTTCTATATCTTCTGTAAGATAGTTCATATCTTTTATAGGTTGAACAAAACAATATCCCTTAGTTGCTTTCCACTTTTGGTATCTTTTGTATAAAAATATTTGATCTTCTTTTACAAGATAGGTATTTTCATTAAAGAAACTTCTACTATTTCTTTCTCTACCTTTAACATCATGCCAACGTCTGAAGACATTATGATGAACTATAACCTCGTCTTTAAGTTGTATTTCTGTTTTAAAAGCTGTGGGAACAGATTTAACAATAGCTTGTCTATTCACAAATTGGTGATTATAAACCTCAGTATTAAGTATAAGTTCTGAAGTCCCGACTTTAGTAGTATTGTTGTATCTGTTTCCCTTTGGTTCTATTACAAAGTCAAAAGGCGCTTTCATTAATACTCTAGATTATATTCTATCGATATCGCCATATTCTTATTGAAGTCTTTCCAGGGTAAAATATCTTTATTTTTCTTGATATATATAGAGTATTTATCTTTTTCTTCTACAATATCACAGATAGTGTGTCCACCATATACTTCTTGTCCAACAGCATAATGCATAGCGTCGTTTTTATAATCCTTACCTACGGTGATTTTTCTAATTAGTTTTGACATCTTTCTTTGGATGATTTATAGTGCCATCTTGGATATTAATGTCAACTGTACCATAAGTCTTTTCAAATCCAGTTTGCATTTCACCTAATTTCTCTTGTAATTTTGCTACGTGATGTAAAAGATTATGTTTCTTACTTTCAAAACTACCAATCTCCAATTGCGCTCTATTCACATCGTTAATTACTGATTGTACTTGATTTAATTCTTCGTTTGTAATTTTTGAAGGTTTTTCAGTCTTCAACTCCTTGATTTTCTTTGTTGTGTTCTTTGCCATTTAATTTAATTTAAGTTAATTGTTTGTTTTTAATATCCGAAATAACAGATGACACCACCTGTTAATTGATCTGCTTGTAGCGATACAGCTGTCCATCTACCGTATATAATCATACCTGCAGGAAACACATCTGCGTTGTCTACAGTTACGTTACCAGCACCATGTCCATCGTCAGCTGTTGCGATACCAAAAGATAAGTCACCTGGATCAGTAGCCGTAGAAGTAGCGTTGTTTAAACCATCTGTCGCTGGTGTTAAAACGTCAAATTTAGTTGCATCTACCATTTGGATAGCTACTATAACTTTACCTGTTGGTGGTACAATACTACCAGTAGCCGTGTTCTTAAAACCACTACCTAGTTGGCCTAATATATCTGAAAAATTCCTTGCCATAATTTTATTTCTTTTTTGTTTTTTCTAGTGATCTACCACCGAAGTAAGCACCGATCACGGTTATTAATACTAATTGTAATAGATCTGTCCATTTTGGTTCAACTACAAAATTGATTGTACCAGCGTCAATAAATATCATTAACACCGTACTTACCACTAAAAATATAAGTACCATAGGTCTTACATTCTTAGATAACCATGAATCTGAAGTCATATCAGATTTCCATCTATCTGTTATTGTTTTCTCCATTTCTACTTCGTAGTTGGAGACTAATTCTTTTATTTTTTGCTCGGCTTCGAGTTTCTCTTCTCCCGATGTATGTAGATCATCTATGACATTACCTACACCTTCTATAAGATCTTTTGCTCCACCTGAAAATATTGTACCTAATATACTCATAATTTAATATGTATAATTTTTTCTACGTTTACCGTTTTCATATATTTTAGTTGGAGAACGCATTTCCATTGGACCTCCAACTCCACCTATTGCTGCTGCCCCTGGTCCTGCTGGCATTCCTGGCGCACCTTCTTCACCGCCTCCACCTGCTACTCCTTTTATAATAAAACCATCCTTGGTTTCTTCTACTGAGTAATCGTTATCCATAACAAACCCATCTTCAGTCATTTCTAAAAGATTATTTGGATCTTGTACTGGAATTGGTTCCATACCTTCTCCTGGACTAAACATGAAACCTTGTTCTGTTTTAGTTATATTTTGTCCTGGAATTGTTTTTGCTTCTCCACCTACCGCTGCTTGCATTAGTGGGCTTAATCCATTTGTATTTATCATATTATTTTTTTTTATTATTTACTATAAGGACTAGCGGTTTTATAAGATGTTCCACCTAGTTTTCCTCCTACAGTAGATTTAATACTTGATTTTAGTTTTTTTTTATTAGGCGATTTCATTGTTAATACTTCATCTGGTTTATTCGTAGCAGCTGCTCCGCCTCCAGGTTCTGGTATAGTTGTTCCTGCGTCAGTTGTTGCATCTCCACTTCCTGATACTGTAAATCCAGTAGTTTTTGTAATAGTTTTACCAGTATCTTCAAGTAATTTTCCACCTTCATCACTTTCATCGTCTCCACCACCACCACCAAAAATATTTTTTACTCCTTTGATAAGTGGTTTTGCTAGACCAGCTAATCCTAAAATTTTATTAGGACTACTTTTTTGTTGAAACGCAGAAGAAGGTGATCTACCATCTTTTTTATTTACTGTCTCTGACTTTTGATTTACACCAGGAAGTGTATGTCCCTTCATTTTAAATGATGCTTGTTTTTTTCTTGCCATTTTTTTTATTTTATGTGTTTTTCTTTTCAACTTCTTTTTTAGCTTTATCACCAACTTTATAAGCTAGCTTTTCCCACGGAAAATCCTTCCAACCTTCTTCTATCCATTTTCCTTGGTATTTTATTTTACCATCTTTTCTTTCGTATTTTTTACCTCTCCAAGTTACATTGTTATCTGAATAATCCAATTCACCCTTATCCATTCTAGCCATATGATCTCCTTCGTGAGCTACAACTTCTGCTTCTAATGAACTTCCTTTTTTTAT